TAGACTCAGTGCGCTTTCATTCTTCTTGGTTATGTAGCCAGCTGGGAGTGCGTCATTAAGCATGTCCCAAGCTATTTCTTTTGCCGCTTTGTAAGTCGGAGCTACATACCAGCAATTGCGATTCTTGCCGCCTAGCGCAGCCCTCAGCAGTTCATGAGTTGACAGGAACGTCTTGCCGAACCGTCTACCAGCAACCACAGCCCTGAAGCGTGACTCACTGAAGAAGATGTCATCTTGTGGCTTAGTTAGCCTCACTTGCTCGCTCAATGACTATCGGCGGCAGGTCTTGGGCTTCTGGTTCTATCTGGTCGGTCTGGCCCAACCAGTTCTTACCTAGCCATACAAGCATAGTTGTATTGCCGTCCATTGCAGCAGTGTATTGCTTGCGGCGAAGGCTCATTTTACCGCTGCTGGCCTTTTGTTTGAAATAATCCGAAAAACCCACCCCCTGCTCACGTTTGCAGGCAGTGTTGAGTGTGTCGTAATCTACACCAAGAACAGCAGCTTGCTCCTCACCAGTGCAGTGAATAGCACACATCTTGTCCACTTGCTCCCAGTCTATCTCTGCCAATGGTCTAGCCATTCACAACCTCCAGAGGGCGTTCCAGCTCCGCTGTTTTTCCTGTGAAGGATTGCCAGCGGTCTACTATGACATCACAAAACTTCGGGTCAAATTCCATTAAATAACTAGACAGCCCATGCTTTTCTGCCGCGATCATTGTTGAGCCGGAGCCGCCAAAAAAGTCCGCTATTGTTGATGCGGATAGTTTAAAGCGTTTAATAATCCATTCAGTCAAAGAGACAGGCTTTTGCGTGGGGTGTACTCGGTTGGTTTTTTCACTAGATTGAGTGAATTGGCGCACAACGCTGCGGAAGTTAGCCCAAGCTAGCTCGCAGTCGGTTTGATCGCTTTGTCCGTTGTTTTTGTCCCAGACCAGCCAGCACTCTGAGTCTGGCAGCACTGACGCATAATAGTTTGCGCCCCACCAAACCTGTTTAGCTTCTGGGTACAAAGAATATATCAACTGAAACGAATTTTTTGCTGTATCTGCATTATCATCCCCCATTATATCAGTCTTGTAATTCTTGCTTAAGACGGCGCTCTTGCTAACAGCATTCATACCGTAGGGAGGGTCTGTATGTATCAAGTCTGGCGTTCCGCCATTCATTAACCTCTCAACGTCATCAATGCTGGTAGAGTCGCCACACATCAGCCGGTGATTGCCCAGTACCCAAACATCCCCTCTCTTGGTTATAGGGTTATCAGGCACTTCTGGCACTTCATCTTCATCAGTCAGCCCTTCTATAATTTCAGGCTCTAGAATGGTGTCGAGTTCTGTTGGGTCAAAGCCGACTAGGTCTATGTCAATATCCAACTCTTTGAGCCGTTCAATCTCTACCGCTAAAAGGTCGTAATCCCACCCCCCATTTTCAGTGAGTTTGTTATCAGCTATAACGTAGGCTTTGCGCTGTGCTTCGCTTAACCCTTCAAGCAATATAGTGGGCACTAGGTTCATATTGAGTTTTTGTGCTGCGGCTAACCTTCCGTGACCAGCAATAATGCCGTTGTGCTCATCTATTAGAATCGGGTTGTTGAAACCAAACTCTTGAATGCTTGCTGCTACCTGCGCCACTTGTTGATCGCTATGGGTGCGTGGGTTGTTTGCATAGGGGATTAGGTCTGTAGTTGCTACATAAGTGACTTCTAAATTCATACTTTCCGCGTCTTTTCAAATGATCTCATTGCGCCCAGCCCTAGCATACCCATCAAAACCGGCATCATAGTCTCTAATGGAACAAGGGGAATTACTATTTCGTAACTCAAAAGGGCCAAAACAAAGTTCGCAAAAGGTATTGTGATGAAGTTGCCAAACATACCTAGCCCACAAGTCCAACCAATAAAGGGTCGCCATCCAGCCACAAACAGGTTTTTGTGTGCGGCTTCGGTCTTGTTTACTTCTAGCTGCAAAGCTGCATTTTTGTGCGCTTCTTTCTGCGCTAATGTTGCAATTTCATGCGCCAATGCGTTTTTCTGATCTTTGTCTTCAATGAACTCAGACAGTAAGCCAGCAACAGGCCCGACAAGTTCTTTGACAATACCAAAACTCAAATCTCTGCCCTCACACCCTGTATTTTAAGGTCAAATGACTTTCCTGCTTGAACAAAGAATTCCGCTGTAGTCACTCTGCTGTCATACACCGCTGGCTCTAGCGCGTCACTGTTGAACCTACTGCCCAGCCCTATACAGCCCTGCACGTCATGGGGAAAATTAGCAACATGAAACAGAATGAACGTGCGGTCTGGCACATCGATTACTTGTACAACGTCCTTGTACTTAGTACCGCTGAACGGTTCGCACTTATACTCACCCTCTGGAATGCAACTGACGTTGGGCGCATTGTTTTTCCAAGGTCGCTCAATCGTGTAGCAAGACCAATCGCCAACCCATACTCTGCCAAGTGTGCCGCTGTCAAGATAAGCAAAACGCTCTAAATAGACCATTTACTGTCCTTGTTATTTCAATTTGCCTGTGATAGCCCCTATTTTACCCCAAAAACTGCAAGTATTTGCAACTTTTATTGATATTTTGCACTTTACCCCTTGTAATCTTAAAGGTTTCCTTTATAATAGATGCCATACACAAGAGAAAGGAAAAAGAAGATGATCAAACTTGTTAAAAAAGCAGACGCATTCTGGGCTGGCAACGGCTTTGGCAACGAAACCGCTGAATGGGTTGTCAAAGGTGCGGAAGACATTATTGTTAGAAAAAGCGGGTTTGGCTGGATTGCCACAGAAAACGGTACGCGCCTTGTCAACGGCGCACCAACAAAAAAAGAAGCCCTTGAATGGCTCGCAGACAAGCGCCCAGAGCTTGCCTCTTAACTCCAACTGATGAGGCTGGGTAGTCCCCAGCCGAAACACCGCAAGGTGTCTTGGAAAACTAACAAGGAACAAAGAATGAAACTACGCTACCCCCTCGCTTTATTTGTACTTGTTGCCCTTGGCCTAGCTGGTCAGGGTGACTTTGAAGAAGCACAAGCAGAAGCAGCTAGATACTCAGAGCGCGTTTGCTCTGGCGTTCACGGCGACTACCTCAACCTTTCCCCTGACTGCTAACTAGCCAGACGTTCTGCTCTTCCTCATCCTCTGGCTTTTCTGCTGGAGGGTTGGGGTCATCATCAAATTCAACAAATTCACTGACGATCACAGTTACTTGTGTGTTCGGCTCCATGTCTTCAATTATTACGGTAGGCAATTTCTCTATCCTCCATGAACCTTTCACGCTCTAGCAAGTTGTTGATGTCCTGCTGCGCCTGTTCCAGCACTTTAACGTCTCGCGTTATTTGCCACTCAGTAAGCAATGTAACCACGTTACCAGCTAGATACCCAAGTCGGTTGGCGAGAATGTAATCAACTGGTTTGATTTCTTTCATCATTCTTCAACCTGCCATATCTGCCCACGCCATTCATACTCACCCGCATGGTGTACTTTTACAAATTCTGGCGACAAAAGAAAACCATCTTTTATCGTTAAAACTACAAATCCACTCAACCAGTTCTTTGGCCCATCTTCTGAGTAGTCGAACGTAGGCTGATGGGGGTTCGCCATTGTCCCGCACTGAACCCCATATCTATGGCCCGTGTAATCAGACCAGCTATAAACTTGCTGCGCGTGAGTATGTCCTGTGACGATGTGGGTGCCTGTCTTGAGCGTGTTATTGTATGCAGCGTGAACACCACCTGCGATTCTATGCTTTATCACAATAGGCCGCTCCGCCCCACTTACCCACAACGACATTCCAAACACCCATTCTTTGAAATGGTCTTTTAGGTCAAAACCCACCACCCCGCCAAATTGGTTTGCATTGTTTGCTAAATATGAATTAAACCGCTGATCATGATTCCCGATAAGCCAGTACCTGTCACTATTGGGGCTGGCCTTCTGTATCTCTTTTAGCCGTTTTTGGGCTGTGGACAACTCTTGCTCGACACTAGGCCGATCTTCCCAGTCATTCATCGGGTGCCTACCAATGCTTGCGCCGTCTATTAAATCGCCATCTAGGACAATAACTTTGGGCTTTAGTTTTTTGGCTAATTCAACGAAGGCAAGGTGGGCGGTTGTAACGGTGTTGGGTTCATAATGGCAATCGCTGCCGACCATGATTATACCATCAGTCACAGCTAAGTTGCGCCTGAACGATTCTCTGGGCCTGTTACTGCTGTCTAAGTGCGCCGGGACGTGCAGGATAGTCCCCAGAAGGTTCTCTACCCGCTTACGCTTCATGTGAACGTTGCGAATATCAACCTGATATTTCCGAGCCATTGCCGCTGGCCCCAAAGCCTCGAACTCTTTGGCAAATTCTTCAGGGTCAACTGGGGTCTTTGACTGACTCATACTTGCCTCGCCTCGCGTAAGCATTACAAAAGTGGGCGAATACTAACGCTTTCACGCCTTCTTCTCTAGCCTCTTTTGGTTCACGCTCCCAAACGTCTCTTATAGCTGCGTCAGCGGCTTTTACCATATCCTGCGCTATCGCCCTTGGTGATCTCATTTCAGCCCACCTCGCTCACCTAGCCTGCGCTCATGCGCCTTAATCTGCTCTGACCAATCGGCAATCATTTCTCTGTAGTCGGCAGCGTAGAATTTTATCGGGTCATTCTTTGTTGACAGCATGTATTCAACTTGCTCCTTCCCTATCCAGTCAATCATCCACAAAGTGTACTGCGCCTCTGCGCTGCCATGCTTCATGGAAAACCCATTGCAGCCCTTGCACTGTGGATTGACATTGCTTTCTTCTAGCGCCCACCTACTTGATGAGCCTTTCGGGATGAAATGCCCACCGTCCATGTTTTTATAGTGGTCTAGCTTTCCACAACTCACGCACTTGCAGTAGCCCCATTCATCGGCTGCGCTGATTCGTGACAGCTTTTGCAAAGTCTTCAGCGCTTTGGCTCTCAATGTCTCAGCCATTACACCACCCTCCGCAGATTAGCTTGCTTTGTTCTCTCAGCGTCAAATGCTAGTTGTCCCAGCATAATCTGTTTCTTGTATTTCTCCGCCTTGAGGTTGGCTAACTGAACGGCTTGATAGTATCCCGCCCACTCTCTACTTGATCTAGCTTGAACTTCTGACTTTGCTGCGCTCTCGCCAGTGTCCATATACGCTTTTTTTGTTGCTGCCTCATACGATTTAAAGTTTGTCTCTGCCTCGATTGCCTCAACGCTCGCCCCCTCCCATTCATTAATTCTCTGGCTTAGTCTTTCAAGAATTCTGTCTAGTTTGTCTTCCATTTATTTTTCCCATGTCGTGACATTTAGTGGGTTAGGTGGCCCACCAGTACATTCAGTCTTTATCAACAGTCTGTATTTCCACCCCACCATTTCCAAGCTGGCCCAAACTTCGCCCACCTACCTATCTAAAAAAAAAGAGAGGGAGGATTTATGCCACCATTAACGGGTGTTCCGTTTCGCGCCCCACTAATGCGCGCAGATTTCTGTTGAATTGTCTTTTGGTCGTTCTGCTCAACGGTTCAACCAACCGCACCATTTCTGGCCTTTGCTGTTTTTCTAAACAGAGCGAAAACTTTTTACCACAACTGAGTGTCGATTCAGCCTATGGATATCCACTTTATACGTTCCAGTCCGCCAAGAATACATCAGGGCGCACATCAAAAGGCTCAACTTCGCCATTTGTTAGTCTGCAAACCTTCACAACGTAGTGGGCGGGAATTCTTGTATTTCTCCAGATAGTCAACAACTGAGGCGATATGCCCACCTGTCGGGCCAATTCTGATTGATTTCCGTTTGTCGCTGAATCAACAATCTTGTTATATAAATTTCTTTCCATGACCATTCCTTATGTGAGCGCGAAGCATAACTCAAGATTCCCTTGAATAAAAGGTTTACTTTCTACAAATAATAGTTTTTAATGAGCACTTAATCAATAAAGAGGAATCAACATGAACTTACCCGAAAGAGAATTAAATCACCCCGAATGGTACGCCAGAGACTTGGGCGCTTGCAGCCAATGCAATGAACCTATGCTTCAGGTAGAAGATGAAGGCCATCACATCATCGCTTGCAGAGTCTGTGATCTAGGCGGCGTTGCTGACAATGACCGCAAGTTTAGCGTCCACTTCTACGGCCTAAAAGACGGCGAAGATCTACACTCATTTGAGAACGGAATCATTGCCGACAGCCGCACCGAAATGCAAGAGCTTGCTGATTGGTGGGAAGAGAACATGCACTGGGAGGTTCTGCAAGTGCAAGGCAATAGAGACAAGCTGGTCAAAGCTGACGTCTTAGAAGGCAACCCAGCGCAGCAGTATTGGATTTATGAGCAAGACCAAGAGATCGCTTGCATTGTGGAGGTGCTGTAATGGGTAAGGTCAAATCAGAAATGTTCAAAGAAGAATTAGGCTTTGATGATTGCTTGCAGCTGCTAGACAGTCTGACGGTATACGAAACACCGCAGA